TGCCATTTCCTGTACCTCCTGAGGTTGATCTGCCTCGTCAGCAGCTGGTAATCAATCCAGCTGGACTGGTCGTCGCATCGACCAGTTTCGGCTAGGCCTTGGAGGCCTTGAGCTTGGCGATCTCGAGCTTCCATCGGGTGATGGTCTCGTCGAGCTTGGCGTACTTCTCCTCGTTGCGAGCGATGCTGCGCTCAGCTGAAGCGATGCGATCAGCTGCGCGGTCAGCCAGCTCCCAGCTGTATGGCTGGAGGTTTCGCTTGGCGTCGTTGATCCAGCGTCGCAGGTGCGACTTCTCAGCTCGCAGCGAGCGGATCTCCCGCTCGTAGCTGCTGATCTCGAAATCCGTCTTGCTGAAGACGTAGACCTTTCCGTCGGCCGTGAATGATGCGTTTCCCATGTTGCCTCCTATGTCTCGAGGAACCTGCCTCATCAGCAGCTGGAGGTTATCCCAGCTGGACGCCCGAAGGCGTTTCGGCTACCAAGCGTGAGCGTACTGCTTGCACCAGACGCTGCAGTCTTGGCCGTTGTTCTTGCGGTCGTGCTTCTCCTTGAGCGTGAGCGGCTCGTAGCAGCTCATGTGGTAGATGCGCCAGACCAGTGTGGCCTGATCAGCTCGACCGTACTCGACCACGAGCACGGCAGTCTTGGCCGTCGTGCTCTTCTCGCAAAGCACGCAGATGCGTGCAGCTCGTTTCGCCATGTTACCTCCTGTTCACCTGCCTCATCAGAGCTGGTAGGTGAGTCCCAGCTGACTGACCGTCGCATGCGGCCAGTTTCGGCTCAGAGCTCTACGCTCTTGAACGTCTTGGTCAAGGTCTCCGACGGCAGTGCGCGATGCCGACTGCAGCGCAGGTCGTCGTGCTCCTTGCCGTACAGGTCGGTGTACGTCTCCCGCACCACAGCAGGCTTGGTGCACTGCTTGATGGGAGAGAGGCCACCGAAGCCGAAGCTGCTGTAGCGGGTTGAGCACTTGAGCTTCTTGGCTCGTGCCATTGTTACCTCCTTGGCCTTGCCTCATCAGAGCTGGTCGGCCACGTCCAGCTGACGGTGGGAGCTGCAGGGTTGCCTGTGCATCCCACCGTTTCGGTTGGAGGTTTTGGGTTCATGTATTCAGCTGTTCAGGAGACCGACCTTGCGGCTGCCTTGTGGTCTTCGGCCTCTGGTCACCCCAGCTCCGTCGCCCTTCTGGCACTGAAGCTTGCGCCTCAGCTGTCTGAAGACAGGTTAAGGCCTAGCTGCGAGTCTTGCAACCCCCATTTCGTGCTCAAAGTGATTGTTACATGTGTAAGATTTCTTAACAATCCTGTAACAATGGGCAGCTGAGCTGAGCTGAGCTTGAGGCCTGAGCTGTGGAGCGGTGATGGCCGTAGAGGCCTGTCAGAAGGCCGTAGAGCTGCGTTGAGGCCTTGGCCTGTGTGGTTGGGCTGTGCCATGGACATCGAGGCTCCTGACCCCGAAAGTCAGACATTGTTGCACCTGCAACTATTCTCAGCTGAGGCCTGAGGGGGTGTCTCCTCACAGTGGTTGAGCCCCCTAGGCGGTCGCCACCACCACTGCCCTTGATACTAGGGGGGAGTATCTGACCACAGCTCTGCACATTGTTACAATGCCCTATTGTTACATAGTGCGCGGCCAGCTGCGATCTCAAGCAGCCCCCCCGATGGGGTAGCGACGACTGCGCGCATGCTTCTGGGGGGTTTTACCCTCCCACAAACTGGAGCCCTATTAGTGTCCAACGCCCTGTCAGTAAGCACTCGACAGCCCCTGTGTTGTAACAAACCCCTAGTCTAGACAGTTACGACATCTTAACCTATAACATTTGTTCCGTACCCATACATTTTTTACCCATATATAGTAGAAGCATAAGTTCCCACAGCACATCAGGGGATATAAACCTATTAGGCCCTGTAGAGTTCTCACTCATTTGGGACATGCTCCATCTCGCCAATAATGGCGAACTATACCCACTATGGGGAAAGAGGAATATTAACCATGGCATCTAAGGATCGTATGATTAAGCGTAGGCCAATCAAGCCAGGCCCAGTAAAGCCACAGCCTAAGGGCAAGCTGCCGAAGCGCGGCCCAGGCAAGAGCATTGATCCAGGATTCCTTCCAAAGAAGGGACCGCAGCTTCCTAAGCCAGGCAAGCCAGTAAAGCCGACCCCTAAGGGTGGCGGCATTCGCGACCTTCTTTACAAGGTGAAGCCAGGCGAGAAGATGCAGAAGCTCAAGAAGAGCTACGAGTCTGCCCTGAGCAAGCCGCGTGGCAAGAAGCCAATGCCAGTTACTGGCCCTATGATCAAGGCCCCAAAGCGTAACCCTATCTCTGATATGGTAAAGCCTGGTTTTATGCAGAAGTTCAATCCTGCCGATGTCCAGAAGGGTCGCAAAACCAAGCCAGTAATGCCTCGACGAGGCGGCCGCTAATTCATGGCTCGACCTCGCGATAAGTACGGACGCAACATTGGACGACCAAAGTCCGCATCTGAGAATGATCGCTTTGTGCGGCAGGCCCAGGTTCCTGGTGCTTCATTCGATGTCTATAAGACGGCCAGCGGTGGGAAGGTCTATGATCCAATCACCCGCGAGTTTACCGCTCTAGCTAAGAAGGCCTCTCCTCGGTACAAGGGAGCGGATTACAGCAAGGCAAAAGGCCCAACGGTTTCGTCTAAGGATGGATATCGTACCCCACAGAACTCTAGGACTTCCCTTCCTAAGAAGGAGAACCTAGGTCAAGCTGGGCGGCCAGTCAGCGCCGACGATCGACGACGCCAGATGCTCTTTGACTATGGCATTGATATTGCCCAGGTTAAGGAAAAGCTTAAGGGCGGTCGTCGCTAAGCGGAGGTCAGTTGGGAGACAACCACGCACACCTATATCGACTCAGCTCTTGTACGCTAGAGGGTCCGTTAACGGTCCTGTTCAGCTGCAAGGGCTGTGCTGATATCCGCGTCTTTGGCCCCAAGGTCAAGGTCGTGAGAACCCCAGCTGGAATCAGTCAGGAGCTTGAGAACGAACTCATCCTATCCTGGAACAATGAAGAGAAGACCAAGAACCTCCGAGAGAGGATCTTGAAGCAGCTCGAGAGGAAAGAGCACTCATGAAGATGCCAACGCCAAAGGAAAAGCCACGACGCTATATGAGCGCGGCTGAATACGATCGATACGTCTCTACGACCGAAAAGGCTGGTAAGGCTACGATGCGTGGCACTCGCTGGTTGAACGACCCACGAGACCCAAGCGACTTTAACGAGAAGACCCAGATCAAGGTTGCCACTGGTGGCAGAGTCAAGAAGCGATCTAAAATCGTTCTGAATCCCGACTTTATTAAGAAGGGTCAGAGCACCTATAGTGGTACGTACAAGGGCGGTTCAAGCCCATCAACCTATAAGCCTAGGGGAAAGAGGCCATAATGCCACTGATCAAGGGACGTTCAAAGGCCACGATCTCAGCAAACATCCGCAAAGAGATCAAGGCTGGCCGACCACAGAAGCAGGCAGTCGCTATTGCCCTTCGATCAGCTGGTAAGCCAAAGCCTGAGGTCTACGGCAAGCGTGTCGAGAAGTACACGTCCATTACCCAGAAGAAGCGCCATGAGCGCACCGAATCAGCTCGACAGCGCGCCTCTGAAGGCCGCTACGAACGAGCCATGAAGCCAATGCGAAGGGGTCGATAATGCCAAAGGTCGGTAAGAAGGAATTCGCATACACCGAGAAGGGCAAGAAAGCCGCTAAGGCCTATTCCAAGAGGTCTGGAATTCCTATGAACTACAACGGCAAGTACAGTGGCAAGACGTCCTACAGCGACAACGAAGGAACGTGGTTCAGCCCATTCGGTTACACTGTTGGTAGGCCAGATAAGAAGCGAGACATCCGTGGCACACCAGCTACTGACAGCCAGACCGAAAGTTCCATGCCTGGTGGATTTGGCGAAGGATGGCTTGGCCTTGCTAAGGGCGCTATGACCAAGGGTGGCGAAGCTGTGCAGCTGGACCCACGAAATCTCTATGACGGCCCTAAGGGCAAGTACGGTGAACCAGGCGAGCGCATGATCTCGTCCAAGACCGCTGGTCGCATTCAGGCCTTTGAGGCCCGAAGGAAGCGCGCAGCAGCTGGCAAGAAGCGCGGCATGGTCTCCTCCATTAAGAGGAAGAATACCAATTCGTGACCAGCGCGCAGAGGCGCGCTTTCCTCAAGTATCTCGTGGGAGCGCAGCAGACTTTTGGTCTCCAGAACTGGGAGATCACGCTGAACGAGCAGCACGCAAATCAGGATTCAAACGCTGAGATTGAAGTTAGCGACAACCTCTACTCGGCAAAGCTCTACTTGTCGCCAGATTTCTGGACAAGCAAGCCTCAGGTGCAGCGGGAGATCATCGCGCATGAGCTACTTCACATTATGTTCGCGGGTTTTGACCGAGCGGTCGGCAGTCTCGAAGAGACGGTCGGCACTGCGGCCTGGACTCCATTTTACAAATTCTATGACACAGAGGTAGAAAGGGCCGCTGACGCAGTCTCCCGCGTCGCGGCCCTTGCTATTCCCCTCCCAGAGTTCCCGAAAGGAAAAGATGGCAACAAGTAGGTTCGCTTCAGGAGAGTTCGATCCCTCAGCTTATTTTACCTCAGGGTACAATAAGTATAAGGATCGTGTCTGGCTGCGCAAAGCAGCTGCTCCCTCCTACTCGCAGCCTGGGACAGTCGTAAAGAACATTGACTACTCCAAGATGGCCCTGCCGAAGGTAACGTGGCAGACTGGCTATGGTCCAGATCGAACCCAAGAGTCTGAACAGGCTGCAAAACTGGCTATTAAAGCAGACCTAGAGAAGAAGAAGGCTGCGGCATTTAACGAATGGAAGAAAAATAACCCAGGGCAAAGCCCTCTTCGGTTTAACCAAATGTACGTAGATCAGCCTAGCGATTTTAACGTTAATAAGGAGTACCAAAAAAGAACTACAGCTCAAATTGAAGCTGGTATTCCAACCCAAGCTAAGGCCCCTACAAGTGCATACGGAAGCACACTTTCAGATGCAGATCTTACAAAGGTGCAAACTCGCTTTAAGCCTCTTAAGACAGCATCAGCTCGATATGATGAGGCTGCAAAAATGATTACAGAGCGAGCGAAGTACGACAAGGAGCTCGGTAGGGAGAAGGGCGAGTACACTAAGTACCTATCAAATTACCAGTCTGCTTTCGATGCGCTTAAGAAGTCGCTCGGGCAGTCTTAATGACCGAAGCTAAGCTAGTTAGCAAGGCTGGATACGGCAAGCAGGGATATTGCAAACTTTGCTCTTTTGCCGAAGTCGATGCTGTCAATGATCGGCTGAAGAGAGGCTGGAATGCTCGGCAAGTCAATGACTTTCTAAAGCAGTACGGCATCCAGGTCAATCGACAGACAGTATACGCCCACAAGGATCACATCACTGCACCAGCTGACAAGGTAGTAGCTGCGGCCGATAAGGCCAGGATGCAGCCAGCGATTAGGAACGCCACTACCGACCAATTCCTCGAGGCAGTCAAGGACATTGGGTTCCTAAGGGCACAACAGAATCCTGATGAGATCACGATTGACCACGCTCTCAAGGCAGCGTCGATCCTGTCTCAGAAGAAAGAGAAGGGGACAAACGTCTTTCTTCTCATGGCCAAGGTCATTACTGGGAATAAACCCCAGTTGATCGTTGAAGGCGTAGCGGAGGAGTACCATGAGTCTTAAGATTTTGCGCAAGGTCGGAAACCTTGACAGCGTTACACTGAATGCACTTGCCTCTGAGGGTGGGTATGTTGGCAACGGTTATTTTGATAATGATCATCCACGATCGGCCAACCTGTCACCAGAGCTTTTGAAGAATACCGAGTGCTTTGCTATTGCGACTGAAGAACTCGAGATTGTGAAGGACGGCATTACCGACCTTGTCACAGCTGAGAAGCTCCGCGATGGAGCAAAGCTCAGCTTTAACGTCAAGATCGAGTTAGACGATGAGTCAAAGAGCTCAATCGAAAGCACGTCCGAAGAGCCAGCGCACCAGATCCTTGATCCTCTCGCAGAGGTCATTGTTCTCGGCGCTGACGGCGAGGGCGATCGAGAGTGAGTTTCGAGTTCGCTGACTGCGAGCCGCTTCTCCCAGACTCGAAAGTTGAAAAGATTCAGGAGAGGCTAAAGCGGGAGTTCCCAGCGATTGGGGATGCCGTCTTCGTCTCGTATATCCAGCCAAGGCAGCCACTGAACAGCAAGAACGGTGGTGGCCCAGCTGATATCGCAGAAGTTGCGGTCTTCGCAATCCTGTCCCAGAACCCCAAGGCTCCCCAATATCACATCATGACCAAGGCAGCTGTGTACCTTGACGAGTGGCGAGATGTCCAGAAGACATACGGCCACTTCGTTGCGAAGGCAGATCCTGCATATCGGATCTTCCACCGCACCTGCGTTGAGCATGCCAAGACCATGAAGAATTTGAGGGAAATGAACTGATGGCTAGGAGTGGAAGCTTTTCGGGTCCAACCGAGGAGTACGGCCTGCCCCTATCCGTCGTAAAGGTCAATGATAACGCATTGCCCCCAAGGTTCCATCCTCTCATCGAGGCCCTAACAGGCTTTACCGACGAGGAGAAGGGCGAGCTCCAGAACAAGCTGGACGAGGGATTTGGTATCGTTGAGCTGATCAACAGCCTCGGAAACAGGTCTACGTGACCGAGACACTGAGAGTACAACAGAAGCAAGCTGAGACGATCGACCATCTGGAGAAGGGCAGGGACCCTGTCTACTTCTTCGAGAAGGTCCTCGGTATCCGCGTCAATCACGCCCAGAAGCGATGGCTAGACCTTATTAGGCCTGGCGAAGATGGATGGCAGTGGCGTCACAAAATGGTGATCCACGTAGCTGCAAACCAGATCGGCAAGACTCTTGGAGTCGCTGGCCTCATCCTGTGGGCATGCAACTACAAGACTGGCGTCAAGACTGATGACCCAGAGGAGTGGCTCAGGGCCACGTACCTGTGGATTCACGTAGCGCCAAAGCAGCAACAGGCATACCTTCCACTCAAAGATATTCGCCTCTTGATCCGAGGGAATCACCCAGCTCAGGTTATGAAGTACAACCTTCCTGATGGTTTTGTCAAAGAGGTTCGAGTAGAACAATACTACGAAGGTCTCGAGTTCTGGAACGGCGCGATCGTGCAGTTCCGAACTAGCGAAGACAAGGCCCAGGCCCTCCAAGGTTACCGATGCTCTGGAATCAGCTTCGACGAGGTTGGTTTCGAGGACCACCTCAAGGCAGTCGTGTACGAGACGCTCATGATGCGTCTGATCTCGACAGGCGGACCAATCCTTTTGGTTGGTACACCAAACGGCCTAACAGAATACTATGAATTTGTTCGAGACATTGTCGATCAGGGCAAAGAGGTCGGCGAGAGGCAGTGGGTTAAGGACGATTCTGCGCTCTGTTGGAGTCACGTTTCCGACAACGTCGGATTTGGTATCACCCAGGAAGAGATTGATAGGATGGAGGAAAACCTCGATCCTACAACCAAAGAGCAACAGCTCCGTGGTGCATTCCTTGAACCAGCAGAGGCTTTCTTCATCCCAACCGATAAGATGCTTGCGGTATTCGACAAGGACATGGCAGACTCCGAGTTGCCAGTCAGGGGACACCGATACGTGATCTTCTGGGACCCAAGCGTGGCAGCAGACCCTACAGCAGTGGTCGTGCTCGACGTCAGCGTCAAGCCATGGCGAGGTGTCTACTTCAAGCACTACGGTAAGCCAGCTGCATTCAATCAGCTTATCGGAGATATCTACGCACTCCACGCGCTCTACAATTCTGATGGCGCACTTGCGATCACTGGGTTTGATGCAACGAGCATGGGTGGAGCCGTTGTCAGGCAATCTCTGGCCAATCTACACCCGCAGAGGCCTCTGAACTTCGGCGGCCCAAGCACAAAAGTAACAAGCCTTATGAATCTCAAGGCGGCAATCACAGAAAAGAAAATCGTCATTCCGTCATCGTGGGCCAGGCTCCAGCGCGAGATCCTGAACTACCGACTAAAGGATGATAAGATTCAGCAAGACGCTGTCATGGCCCTCGTTGGTGCTACTGACATTGCGTCTAAGGGATTCTCTGGATCACAAAAGAGTAGTTTCTCAGTCAATGGCCGAGTTACGGCCCCAGCATGGCGGTAAAATAAATGTCAGAAAATCTGGATCTTTTGAATAAGCAGCTATCTGATCAGGAAGTTGCCCTCATGGCGAGGACGCGATATTCGGATAGCGACCCATATCAGTCGCGATTGATTAGCAAGTACCAGCGAGCACATCACTTCTACGCCCCGCTCTTTGGAGACCAGTGGCCAGAAGACGTAGCTCAGAGGCCTGGAAAGATCCACATTACCGTCAATATTGTCAAAGCCGCCGTCGACGTAGATGCGCGGCTACAGGCGCTTCTTCCAAGGATCTCACTGATCCCTGACACGCTTGCTGAGGGAGACCGACAACGAGCTGAGGCAGCAGAGAAGATGATGCTTGGATTCCTTGAGCTTTCAGCTTGGGATGTCTGGCTCGGCGACTTGACTAAGTCTAAGTGCCTCTACGGCAAGGGCATCCTCAAGCCGTACTGGAACAAGCGCGACAAGCGACCAGATGTTATCGTGATTGAAAACCCTGCTAACCTTCGCGTTGGCTGGGGTTCGTCTGACTACCGCGTCATTGACTGGGCAATCTACGAATATCTCCTTTCCCCAATTGAGGCCATGTCGCAGTTCCCTGGAGTCAACATCCAGTCTACCAGCGACAAGAGGAATCCATTCATCGTTGCTAAGGGTGGTCTTGACCACAGTGACCCTCTTGCCCAGAAACTCCCGCCAATCCCTGCGGACAGGAATCTTGTCCGAACACCGATCAGCCGAGTCCGTAGTGAGTACGAGCAGAGCCAGGTGAGAGTCTGGGACTACTGGTACAAGAACAAGGACGGAGTTGTCTGCAATGCTACCCTTATTGAGGGGCAGATTGTCGACGGACCAACGGAGCACGAAGAACTCCCAGACGTCCCATTCATTATCATCGAGAACGACCACGAACCAGGCAGCCCTGAAGGCATCAGCACAGCCGAGGCCGTCTTTGATATTCAGGTCGAGCTCAACCGAGCGATCAGCCATTGGGCCCAGCTTGTTGCAGACGAGATTGACCCAGCATGGCAGCTTACTGGTGAGAATGCTGACAGCGTTCCTGGCGGTATCATTCCAAAGGGCGGAGAAATCATTGCAGCTGGTGCTGGTAATCGCATTGACGCAATCTCAAAGCCAGTCAACCAGTTCCCAATTCAGAGCCTTATGCAGGAGTTCTGGAGCCTGTACCACAAGACTACTGGCTTGTCAGAGGTTGTCTTCGGTTCAATGCCGTCAGCTGGTACGTCTGGCCGAGCACTTGCTATCCAGATCGAGTCCGTTGCTAACCGCATGGACCCAAAACGACGCAGGCTCTACGCTGGTCTTAAGGAACTGATCATCTTCTGGACGTACATGACAGAAAAGGTCAATCCAAAGATCTCAACTGTTGGCCCTGATGGTAAGCCAGCCAAGGTTGGTCTTGGAGAACTGTTCCAGGGTCTAAGGCGCTGGAAGTTTGTTGCTCCAGAGCTGACGCCACGAGACGTTATCGAGAACACGACCAACGAGATCAACAAGCTTAACGCCCGAACGACGTCACTCAGGACTGCCATGGATAACCTCGGTGTTGACTCGCCAGAAGACGAACTCAAGCTCATTCAGCTTGAGCGCGCTAACCCGCAGCTCTTCCCAGGCGACGTACAGGCTTACGTTGCAGTGATGAACATGCTTCAGCAGATGCAGCAGCAGAAGGCCCAGATGGATCAGGCTTCTCAGCAGTTGCAGGCTCCGCAAGAAGCAGCTCTTGCTGGTGGTCCTGGCGCTGCCGCTGCAGCTGGCGCAGCTGCTGCTCAGAACCAAGAGTTTGGCATGCAGCCTAGCCTGACGCAGGATATGAATCAGGCAGGCCCAGCTCAGCCAATGACGCAGCAAGGTGGCCCAGCTCCAGCAGGAAGTAATCCAACCAGCACAACGCTGATTAGGAATACTCCGACTGGCCAAGCTACAACCCTTCAGCAGACAGTAATTAGGAGGTAACAATGGGTCGCGCAAGTTTCGGCGGTTCAGGCGACTACAGCGGTATCTTCTCATCCCTCTTCCAGAACGCTGAGTCCAAGGCTCGTTCAGAGGCCAATGCGGCTTCTGCCCGAGCTGAGCAGCTTCGTGATGCAGATGATGCGGACATGCTGTCTCAGTGGGAAAGCGGTCAGGTTTCAGATGCTGAGTTGATGTCCTACCTAACCAGCAGGCGAGAGGAAGTCTCTGGCGACCCAATCGAGGAAAAGAAGTTTGACAAACTGATTCGCGATACTCGTTCAACAATTGATGACTCAAAGGCAGAACTTGCGTATGCACAGTCTGGCAACATTCAAGACCTGATTAACTACTACCAGACTAAAGCTGGCACGATTTCTGGAGACTCGCTAAAGAAGCGACAGATCGAGATGCGCGTTGATGAGCTTCGAGATAAGCAAAATAGCGATCTTGGAGATAATAACCTCGCTCGTGCCAAGTACCGACTAGAGTCTGGCCAGATTACGTTTGCACAATATACAAAGGAAGCTGAGTCGGCAATCTCCGTTTTTAGAGACTCAGACCCTAAGAGGTACTATGATCTTATGACCCAGCTTGAGGGCCAGAAGAGTGACCGAGTTGGTGGCGGCAACACGATTGCAAACACCAAGTACGATATGGCTGTTCTTGCTGCTCAGGCTTACGAGGCTGGAGAGACGAGCTTCGAGTTTAACGGCGCGACAATTAAGCTTGACTCCGCTAAGATGGAGTCGATTGACCAGGCATACGTCGACGCAGAGCGTTCACGAATTGCAAGCATGAAATCACGAGGGCTTGATACTGGAGATGCATCGAAACAGCTTGGTGACTATATTACCAACCACGCGCAGGTGCACGAGACTATCGATGACGCCTCATGGCTTTCCAGCCAGATCGTTATTGCAGAAGACAAGATTAAGACTGCCCTAAAGAGCGGAGACCTAAAGACAGCGTATGACGTTGTTGCTGCAGAGAGCGCACGAATCAAGTCTGAGATTGCAAAGCAGTTTGGATCGAGCGACGCATCTGACCGAGGCACTGCACAGTACAAGGCAAGTGCTGACTCCATGGTCGCTGCATTTGATACATTCCTTAACCCAGCTTCAACAACAGAGCAGATGACTGCTTCCCTTGCTGCGGTTGGAACTGCCTACAACAGCCTACCAACGCGAGACACGCGATCTGGCACGGCTGTGTCGGATCTTCTCGAAGGGGCACTCAAGGAAGACGGGGGTATGCTTCGAGCTGCAATGACAGCTGGCAATGGGCACAACTTGATCCGCACTGGCAAAGGCAAGCTCGTAACATTTAGGGGCGAAACCCGCGTTGCGCCAATTGAAAATATTACTGAGTACGTCAATGGTGTTGCCACGACAAGGCCAAGTGTTCGGTGGGATATTGCTTTCGGTGATGTTCTCAAGGGAATGACCAAGGATGAGCTTAATGGCCTCCAGACGTTTAGTTCTATGACTGACTATGGTGGCAATATCATGACGCAATCATTAGTTATTGCCGAGCCACAGCCAATGGGTTATGCTGGCATTCAAATTACTAAGAGTCTTGCTAATAACTACAACGTTAGCAGCAATTTGAGGAAGATGCCAGTTGGTACAGTCCTTACTGGTGCTGAAATGTCAAAGTATAAGGACGATATCAATTCATTGCTTGCGCAGGGTTTGATGGATTTCACTAGCGACGTTGGAAACAATGTTTATAAGTTCCAAGCTCCGAATGGGCAAGTATTTGTTAAGGACCCAGATTCTAATACCTGGTTTAAGGACAAACTTCCATGGGAAGGTAAGATTCGCTATAGCACAGATTTTGTTGGACCAAATGGAGAAATGATTCCATACTTCAAGGACAATGGAGATTTTGAGCTTGAAGTCAATGCTGGGCCAGCTGCGTTCCAATCTGGTGCTCCTGTTCCGTATACGGGAACGAACTACAAAGCAGCTCAAGATGCATTCACTAAGGGACTTGTTACAATTCCTCCTGATGCATACTGGCGAGATGCTTCTGGTAATCTTACGCAAGATCCAAAATACAATACGTGGAAGTATTGGACTGAAGGCGGTTCTGGCTTTGACGGCTGGGGCAGAAAAGATGGTAAGGCTGGGTATATTCCAGGTTACGATGGGTCAACTTCTGACTGGTGGAACTTTGACGATAATGGCGAAGATACCTCAGGAAAGGCCAGCCCAGCTGCATTCCTTGATGAGCTGAAGAAGGGTACTCAGCCAACGATTGGTATGGACCAGCCAACTGCTAAGCCAGCATCTACAAAACTTACGGAAGATCAGAAGATGTCAGCTCGAGAGCGCATCCTTATGTTTGAGAATGCATCGTCTTTGCCTTTGGCAATCGGTCGAGCTCAGAATGCGTATAGGATTCCAGATTTTGAAATTCCAAAGATTAGGCCAAACATTGATCCAAATCTTGGGACTAAACCGCCAACGCCACCAAAGCCAACGACAACGCCAGCTCCAGCAGTAGCGACATCAAAGGACATGGACTTTAGAGGAGGCAATGTTTAGTGCCATTTGATCCAGGTAAACCAAAGCCAACACCAGGAGCAACACCAGCTCCTTCCCAAGGCGATGTTGTTGATATTGCAGCTAATGATGCACTTTCAAAACTAGATCTTGGCAGGGGTCGAATTGACCTTGGCGCGGCTATCGCTGGCAGTGGATCATCTCTTACAGCACCGCTAAACGCGAGATACAATCCTGCAGATCAGCAGGGTCCTGGCATTGACCAGCAAGCCATGGGCGTTCTTGGGAATGCTCTTACGTGGAGCGTGTACAGCCGAGAGCGACCGCTTATCGGTCTTGACACTGCACTCAAAAACCTTACTGGTCATGGATTTATCGATGATCTAAATAACGGTTGGAACTCGTTTGCAGATGCTGGTAAAAATGGCAATATTGCTGCTGCGGCAACAACTGGGGCAATTGGCCTAAGCATGGATATCCTTACAAATAAGTTCTCCCGAGGTCGACTCAACTCAACACTGGCCCAGCAGCTTATTGATGTTAAGGGCAAGGGTCTTGATGACAAGCTGACCGCTGGGGAACAAAGTCGATTCCAGTATATTCTTAATCCAGAGACTGCTTTGCAGAATTTGGCTAAAAACCCATTGTCTCTTCTTAATTTAAATCCAGCTGCTCAACTTCTTGACGGAACAGGAATTTTTAACTTTCTTCTAGAAAACTTTAGCGGCGGAATCAAGGTATCTGATGTGTATGACCAGGCTAGAAAGCGTGGGTTTACTGATCAGGACATTGCTGATCTCCAAAGTGGCAAGAAAAGCATCTACGACTTTGGCGGAATTGAGTACATGGTCTCCGACAATGCATTTGTAGACTTTGGTCTTGACATTGCAACAGACCCTATGACCTACCTTACCTTTGGTGTTGGTGGCGTTGTGAAGGGTGCTGTAAAGTCAGCTGGTGTTGGCCTTATTAAGGGCGCATCAAAGAAGATTGCATTCCGTGGCGTAGAGCTTGGATTTGGTGCATTTGGCAAGTCCGCGACAAACGGACTTCGCACTGCCGTTGCTCGTGGTGCGCACGCCTTTAGCGAGCTCAAGCGTGTTGGCCTTGTCCGTAAGGTAGCTCCAGCCGCAGACGAGGCAGCAGAGGCACTGCTCAAGGGGGATGTTTCCGCAGCTACCGCAGAAGGCCTCGGCGAGGCAACAGCTCGAGTTGCCATCGGCGCAGAGTCTGGTAGCAGGTACGTCCGTACACTTCGCGCAGCTGGAAGGAAAGTTGGCAGGGGCGTTATTGCCTATGACGTATTTGCTACTGGATACACCGTTCTTGAAGGAGCAGCTGAGTATACGTCAGACAACATCTTCAAGCCAGGTGAGCGCGGTGGATTCGTTGATGCATTGCTTGACTTTACTGACGAGACCACTAAGTACGTTGACGAAAACGGTAACGTGCAGCGCAACCGATGGCTATCCGACAAGGCCGCATTTATCATTTTAAGTGCACAGCACTACCGACCTGGACAGGTCATCAACGCAATGGGTTACGACTTTATTAAGAAGCAGATTACTGCTGATGGCACGAATGCAGTAAAGACCCTGCTTAAGGGAGACTTTGAAGGACCAATTCTTGACTCTCTTACCAAAGGCGTTGAGGGCCTAACGACTCGAGATGCTCAGCGCGAATGGGTCATTAAGAACCTTGATAATGACGAGCAGGCATATTGGAGCCTTATTGAGCTTGGTATTTCCCGAGTCGTAGCATTTGGATCTCGCGACGGATCATATGTTGGCCTCAACCCAAATCTTCGCAGGGCTCTACAGGTATCTGCAGAATCCGCTGACGACATCATTGTTTCGGGAAATAGGCGATGGGCTGCAATTCTTCGAGAGGCTCGCAGGGCCATGGACGCTGGAGACCTCAAGGGATCACATGTTGCTGAGATCCTATCCGACTGGGGAAGGAAAACAAAGAACGAAGTTGGCCAGGGTCGGAAGACTCGCGTTGAAGGTCTTGAATACGACCTTAGCCCAGAAGAGTTCCTTGCCAACTTTAAAAACTACCGCAAGCGCGCTAACCAACTTGCTGACATTGTTGGTGAGCGAGTGCCAGTTGTTCTTGCTCTCTATGATGATATCCCAACACAAGAAATCTACATCGAGGTCCTAGACCAACTTCGAATTGGTGGAACCAAGACCAAGGGTAAGAAGTACAAGAACATCTTTGGCGAAGAAGTCGAAAATGTTACTATCGACAAGACGCAGCTCCGAGAGATCCTTCTAAATCGCTCATCGCTCATGAGCGGAAAGAATGGACAGAGGATCGCTCGATTCCTTGAGAAAGATTCTGTCGAGGAACTTACCCTCAAGGAATTTGAGCAGCTGATTCAGGTTGACTATGATAGGGCCCCAACTCAAGCTGACATCATGTCTGCTCTGCGCATGCATGAGCGCCTCGCCCCAGAACCTCTTGGTGCTTCCCCAATTGTTCAGGACGTCGATGGGGTCGTCAATACGGCCCAGCTTCGAGAACGACCAATTGAAGTGACTGCCAGCAGGATGCGCCCAGAAATTCAAAGGGGCATCCTCGGCACTGCAGATGAATCAATTACCAAGGTAGAGACAGTCGAGAGCACTCGAATGACTACCCCAGAGATTGCCGTATTTGAAGAGACTATCGGCGAGTTTATCAACCTTACTGACGCAGCTCAAGTACGTACTGTAGAGCGATCAATTGGCCGATATGAAGGAGCACTTGAGCCATCTGTAACAATTACCCTTGCCCCAACTGAGACCGTTGCTGGCGCACGTCGAGCTGCAGCCCTCGCCCTACGCGGATTCAGCAGCAACACCAGGAATTGGCAGGACTCAATTCTCATTGTCGCCGATGCAGTAAATATTGCTCGGTCTAATCAAGCTGGAGTACTCGATCTTGCTGGTAAGCCGATCGCGCCTAACGCAATCAGACTTGTTTGGAAGATCAAGAATATTGATAAGCTTCCAGCATCAAAGATTCAGGCAATTGTTGAGTCATTTGATTTCCCACTAACATACAATAAAGCTACTGGCGAGATCACTGCAATCTTTACGGATGCTGATCTTACTGGCCCAATCGAGAATGCAATTAGTGGCGCAGAATCAAAAATCTTAAACCTTGAAGGAGTAAAACTAGATGGCCGAAGCAGCGAACGTGTCTACGCAGAATTCTTCAGCTCAGGCGAACGAGCTGCAGACAACACAATCATCCGAAAATCCCCAGAGCTTGTCGCAGTCGAATCAGAATTCAGTCGATATGGGCTTGGAGGAGTCCTCGACGCAGCAAGTAGCACAGACGGCATTGTTCACCTCACCACAGACGCCTCGGCAGCCGCTGCAAAACGCCGTGCAGAATCGCGCCCTGCCAGGTATTCAACTAGTGGTACGCTCGAGTCGCTAGAGTCCATCTCTACTCGATTGCAGGATACTACGCTTGATGCCGCAGCTCGTACAGAGGCAGAGAACGCACTAGTAGAGGCCCTGCACAGCTCGAGCATGTCCGATGCGCAAATTGCCACGTGGCTCCAGACTCTTGAAGCAAAGCTTAAGGGGGGAGCCTCCGCCCCTCTGTCCAGTCTGAGCGGGGAGCCATCATACTCCCCGCTCAAGCTGGTCAAAGATCTCATGGATACTGGCCTGAGCCAAGATGTTGCAGAAGCTACTGCCCAGATTGTTGAGCTTCGAGCGCGAGCATGGTCGCGCCAGACTGGCATGCCGATTTCCGAGTACTATTCGCAGCGCATTGAGCGAATCGTTGCTGAAGAGTCCGACCCATCTGTGGTGGCTGCCCTTTGGCAATCACGTCAACAGGCCCTTAAAGAAGTATTTGAAGATCCAGACATTACTCCAGAGCAGGCCCTAAAGTTTGCTGAGGAATTTGACGTTCCGAAGGAAATGCAAGGAATCAATGGCCCAAAGCTTAAGCCAGAACTTGTTGAAATCCCAGGTATCGTTGATGGCCAAGGAAGACCACGTCGCGTCGTTATTCCAGGTGGATTAGCTGCCCTTGAACCAGTAGTCTCTCCAGCAAAAATTACAGAAGTTGCTGTTAATGACGTTGCAGAAAATACCACCTTACAAGGACTTGTTCAGGACTTTATTAGGTCTATTAGGGAACGTACAGACTTTACTGGTTATAAAAGAGTTACAGCTTCTGGAAGAAGGATTTACTCAGAGGGCGGATGTCTAATTTTTTCTGTTGCATTGCAGAAGAAGTATGGCGGAAAGTTAATTGGAGCATGGGATGACGTTGATCCAGTAACCTCCCCAAGCAACCTGATTGATCATGTCGCTGTACAACTTGAAGATGGAACAATTATCGATTCTCGTGGAAAAAGGTTTACTGAGGATGAATTCCTTGATGATCTAGCAGAAAAGCAAGGATGGGAAGATCCAGCATTTGACGTGATCAACACAGATGGCACTGGCCTTATTCAGCTTGATGATGTAAAGCTAGATATTCCATACGATGAGGGACTTTCGAATCAGATCTTTGACGCCCTTAATGAAGCAGAACCAAGAGTATCGGCTTCAGCGACTCCAGAGTACACACCGTTTAGTCTTGGTGACGAAGTTATTATCAGGTCTCAGGGTATTATTTTGGGAGAAGCTTTTGAGCATCAAGCAAAAACTGGAGACGCTGGCCCAATTGTAACCATTGCAAAAATTTACAAGAAACTATGGGCTGGTAAAGAGGTAGATCTAAAAGATCCATTCCTCATGATGAACAAGCTATTCTTTTCTATGCTTTCTCCAAACACGGCGTTGTTTGAGAATGAGGCACTTTATGGTCTTGTCCGAACAAGGAACCTTAAAGAACTTGTAGAGCTTGGTGATTGGGCAAGATCTGAAATTGAAAAAATTAAATCAGAATTTCCAGACATTGATAGCGAAACTATGGCCTCAAAGATGGGCGTAGCATATCAAATTAAACTTGGCAGAAAACTGCCAGAATCTAGGTTGGTAGATTTCTCTGGAGAAAAGCTTAAAGAAGCGCAAGATAGTTTGCAAAACGGATACTTTACCGACCCAACGTACCCAGATCCGTTTACTGCAGCAAGCAATAGGGCAATTGGTCGAATTATGTCCATTATTGCTTGGGCCTCTGAGGACCCATCATATCTACAATGGTTTGCGTTAAAAGATGGAGAATCTACTATCCAGCTCGCTCAGAGGTATACTGGATTTAGTGGAGTTGGCTTAAAAGTCGGTAATTTTGCTGTAGAACTTGCAAGTCCATCAAAGACAACAGCTGGCACTATTGATGAAATTATGACTAGGGTTATTGCTGATTGGCTAGATTCAAAAGGAATGCTTGATTCTACAGTTGAAAGAATTCGAGAAGTAGAGCCAAAATATGCGGATGTAATTGTTGAGTACCGAAGAAAAAAGCTAGAAGCTGAATCAAGTGGAGACACAAAAGCTGCAAAAGAAGCAACTGCTGCAAACGCAAGTGGGCAAGAAGTAAAAATTAAATCTAAAAGATTTGTTGAAGAAGATGCTGCTGTTCGAGGAGGGATTGGCGACCTTCCAGATGCACTAAAGGGTAAGGATCCAAAATACGTTAGGTTTGGTGGTTCATACTCTATAATGAACGAAATTCTTCAGATGATGAAGGATGAGTTTGCAGAAAAGTACGATCCGATCTTTAAGGAAATGTCACTTGCGGAGTTCCAATGGTTTATGTGGGACTCAAGGCGTGGACAAATTGAGCCACATTCAATCGTGGCAAATGGGGCAGAAAGGATGCCAAAGGCATCAGTTCAAGAACTTCTTAACGGATTGGCAGCACTTAGGTCTGCTGGATACAAAAAGGTTGGGCAAAAGGTCCGACCAACCGATCCAAACGTTATTGGAAAACTTTGGCAGGAGAGGACTGGAGAAATCCTTGGATCCACTACGTTTGCTGATGATGGAAGGGCAATCATCCGCATCGGCAAGAATGCAGATGCATCTACAGCTCTGCATGAGTTTGCCCACGTATGGCGACGAGAGCTGACTGGCGAAGACCTTACGTTCTTTGGTGAGCGATACGGTGTCACCGATGGAGTTTGGACACGAGAGGCAGAAGAGGCCTTTGTGGCCGACGTTGAGCAGTATGTCAAGGAAGGCAAGCACCCAGACGCACGAGTGCAGAACGTCATGGGCAAGTTCAAGAACTGGCTCCGCGAGATCTACGGCTACCTGAAGGGTGAGAAGAAACTGAGCCCAGAGGTTCGAGCTCGACTAGATAAGTTGTTCGAGGGAGAAGACGTTCAAGCACCACCGATGTTCCGTGAGTCATCGACGCTTGACGTCCTCTCTCGATTGCAGAAGGACTTTGCCACGTCAAAGGGTGACGCACGACTTGTTACAACCACTGCGTCAGCTGAGAGGGCCGCGCTCGATGCAGCTCGAATCGCAAGCTTCCCGATGCCTCAGTGGCATCCAAGCATGCGCAAGTCCGATGCCCAGTGGCTGAACGACGTCCGCGCCTTTGAGGCAGAGTTGAAGACGCTCGACCCAGACTACACTGTGTCGCTTCCGCCAGATACCTATATCCCATGGCGAGACGGAAAGATGCTGACGCAGACCATGAAGGACTACATCCAGGCTCGCTCAGTCATCTACGATTGGATTGAGAAGATTGGTCCGCTTTCCAAGTCAGCTGGTGCTCTTCGATGGGCATTCGCTGGATCGAATCGGGAACAAGCTAGGGTTTCCAAGCGTTTCTTCTATAGGCAGATGATTGGCCTTGGCGCAACGCCAAAGCAGGTCGAAATGTTCCTTGCAGCTATTCACCAGAGGGCTGAGTCAAGCAGCCTCTGGGACAAGGCAAGCGTCAAGCTCTTCAGGCGTGGCCAGGATCTCCTTCCTTCAATGATCACAGAGATTGGTAAGGAAGTATTTGGGGAGAAGGTTACGGCCAAGCTCAAGGAGCAAAAGCTCACCTACTGGCAGGTCATGGACCGATCGTCATCTGGATTCTATCGATGGCTAGACGGAAAGATCAAGACAGGGAGCAAGGGCGAAGCAGCAAAGCTTGTTGCGGCACGTTATAACGCCGCTCAGGCATCTGTCCTGCAGCAATGGGGTGTGCGGTTCATTTCGCGTATTGCCTACCCAGTACTCCGATTCTATTCTGACCCACGATGGTGGATGCTCAACTATCTTGAGGCTGATATTCTTACCGCTACGCAGCTTGGACTAAGCACAGCTATTAAGGGCCGAAAACTTAATAAGCGAGCACGAGACGGGGAGAATATCTCGAGCCCAGTAACGCTGACCCATGAGACACGTCAGATCCCAATCGGCAACGAAGACGCTGGAAAGCCAATCCCAGAACTTGACACAGGATGGGTTGACAACCGACATCTTGCTGGATACGTCACAGCTGGTATGGACGAGGCAGCTTCTCGTAATAGGGAACGAGTACTTAAAGAGGCTGGTATTGATGCTGAGACTGGCGACATTATCAACTTCCAAGAGACTATCGACTGGCTTGAAAAGAACGACCCAGACTTCCAGTGGTTTAATGATATCAATGGTGAGAAGATCACTTATGCCAGCCGAATGGATCAGGCCAAGGCAATTGAGGCCAGGCTGAAGGCTATTAAGTCCCGAGACGCTGGTAAGCCACTGACCCAGATCCTTGACGAGCAGATGTACAAGTTCGATGAGAAGGGTGTTAAGAAGACTGTCGAAGACGAAGCCAAACTTCTCTTCAGCCCAGAAGAATTCATTGAGCTGCAGCCAGTCATCCAGGCCATTGCCGCAAAGAACAACGACTCCTATGTGTCGCTGAAGAACATCCTGCGCGGCAATCCAAACAGGTCAAACGTCGAGAAGATTCTCAACAGCTACTGGCTGTTCTGGCCAATCAGCTACCAGCTCAAGGCTGGTAAGTGGTTCTTCAAGGTGATGGTTGACGCTGAGGGTGGCGGAACGCTTAAGAACCTTGCAAAGTTTGAATATATTCGAGCTAAGTTTGAGACAAATATTCAACGCAATGAACAGTTTAGAAACGTCTTTGAGCAGAACCCCACACTGTGGCAGATTGCTCGAATGATCCTTCCAATGGACCCATCTGAGTATGGTGTGTCTCTTGGTAGGCCAACACGATACACTGGCCAGATGCTGGGCTTGATTGAACAGTCAGCAATCCCAATGGATCCGCTCAGGGCTGCCGTAAGGTCGCTCTCGCTTGGACCATTGTACCTTGCTGAATTGCTTCAGTACATGCAACGCGAAGGCTCGTTTGAACGGATCCCAGAAGAGATCCGATCGCTGCTACCCGATTTTGGTAGTGAACAGGTAAACAAGGAGGAAACACCGTGACCGAAGAACTCGCCACTCAGGCAGCTCAGGAAGTAAGCGTCAACGCAGAAGCGTCCGCTGAAAAGGGCACAACCGAGATCGAGAACATTAGGACGGAGTTCGAAGCCCGATTTAAGGGGCTTCAAAGGGTGATCGCTGAGAAGGATGAGGCCTTGCAGCGGTATACAACGGAACTGAGTGAGTTAAAGACCGCAGGCCTTTCCGAGGAAGAGCGGGAACAACTCAAGCAGACCGAACTCAAGCAGAGGCTGGACCAGCTCGCTCGCGAGAATGAGCTCCTCAAGCTCTCCAAGGATTATCCTGAGGAGTTGCCATTGTTCCAGAAACTGGTTGGCGCACAGGATGTCAAGAGCCAGCTCGATGTAATTCGAGAGCTCAAGGCAGCCATCGCGCAAGCGCAGGCCCCAGCGGCAGCTCCTAAGGAGCAGGACCTGGAAGTCTCGGATGTTAACCCAACCAACCCAGCTCGTAGAGAGGCTCCAGGAGTTCGACTGTCGGACGGCAGGCTTATGTCTGACGATATCGCAGATCGAATCCTGAAGTCTTTCGGAGTTCGGGACTAGTATAAGGAGCCATAAAAATGGCTGATACACAGTTTCAGTCGTCTGCGCTAAGCGCAGCGATTACGTTCAAGGTCCAGAAGAAGGTCCTTGAGAACCTGCGCGCCGACCTTGTTTGGGCCGATTCGCAGTATGCAGAGCAGGGCGATTTCATGCCTGGCTTTGATACGCTGAAGTTCGTCAGCGTGCCTGACCTTTCGTTCACCGCCGCGACGACTCCGCTTACCGAGGGCACGCGCCCAGAAAAGCGCAGCATGTCGATCTCGACGGTGTCCGTCTCGACGGCACAGTACGGCGATCTCATTTCGATCTCGGATATCGCGAAGGTTAAGAGCCCTCTCGAGATTACCGCGATCGCTTCTGAGCGCCTTTCACAGGTCGCCAGGCAGGCTGTCGACAAGATCACTCGCGACGTTGTTGCGGCTGGTGGTACTCCGTTCTATGCAACTGAGGCCAACGGCGACGCTAACACGACCCGCAGCGAGCTTTCGTCAGGGGCCAAGCTGAAGGCTGCGGACCTCCGCAAGCTTCGCTCGACCATGTACAAGAATAATATCCCAACCTTCTCGGATGGGTATTACAGGCTTTGGATTTCGCCAGAGCAGGGCTTTGACCTCCGCAACGACACTGGCTCGACTGGTGGCTTCGTTGACGTGAACAAGTACTCGACCCCAGAGACTCTTCTCCGTGGCGAGCTTGGTCGCATGGAAGGCTTCCGCATTGCAGAAGTTGTTAACGCCCCGACGTTCGCCAGCACCACGACGGTCCATGCGGCAATCGCCCTTGGAGCTGTTAAGGGCTGGGGCGCTGGTGAGCTCCAGACGCTTCGCACGTACCATGTGGCTCCAGGCGGGGACCACAGTGACCCGCTCGGCCAGGAAGAGCTGATCGGCTTCAAGGTCAACTTCGGTTGCGCCGTGTTGTCGAACGCTTACTACTACAGGCTCGAGTCGGCAGCAACCGCTCTGTAATTTATTTGGCTCCCTAGGATGGAATCTTTTCTGTCCTAGGGGCCAAGCAATATTTTAAGTAAGGAGTAAAAAATGCCTGCACGACGTAGTATTCGTACAGCAATCAGCAAGACCGCGACTCTTGCAACAGCAAATGACCTTGACGGTACTTCCGATAATACCCAAGCTTTTGTTGTTGGTGGTGGCGATCGTCTGATTATCGCACAGATCAATAACGGAACTGATGGTACGGCTGGAAAGGACGTTGTTGAGTACAGCGTTGACGGTGGTAAGACGTGGGCGTCTGCTACTGACGTACTCGCCCTTGCATCAGACGATTTTTCGGGCACGGCGATTACCAACGGCGTTTTGAACGTCGCTGGTACGGAGCCAAGTGGCGCAGCCCTATTCAAGGCTGGTCCATTCGAGGGTCCAACGGCTGTGCGTATCACGCGCAACGTTTCGCAGAACGCAAGCTCGGCTGCCTGGGTAACTGGCGCACCGACCGTAATTTGCGCACTCGTTGGTGGCGTCCCTGGTGACCTCACCACGCTTGCCTAAGATTTAGTTCGATCTAAGATTTAGTTCGACCTAAGATTTAGTTCGAAAGGGGGGTGGGATCTTTCCCACCCCCTGAGTAGATGGAGGGCATATGCCTAATAATACCGCTACTCTCAGAGGATATCTCAGGACCGCCCTCCGTGACGAGGACGCGGCTGCGTATGCCTGGACAGATACAGAACTTGGAAACATCATCGACTGGTCCGTAGCTCGCCTATGGCCACGACACTCCACGCAGCCAAGCACCCTTGGCTCAAACCAGAAGATCTACCTAACTTCAACCGTAACTGCGGCTTCGTTTGCCGCTGGTTCAGTAACTTACACCTGCGCCAACAATATCCCAGTAAGCGGAGTTGTCGACATCACTGGCATCACGCCGATTGGCTACAACGTAACCAATGGGGTTGTGACCTCTCGAACCGATTCACAGATTGTTATCACAAAGACTGACCCTGGGGCATATGTCTCTGGTGGTCTTGTAGAAAACAAGGCGTATCGGTATCACCTTAACGAAAGCATTACCCACGTCACAAGGTGCGACTGGCTCAGCGAAGATGGAAACACCGAATACGGTGCACTTGATGGCCAAAGCTGGGAAGTTCTTGGTAACACCGATGACGATAACGCCTTGCTCTACATCTCCCCAATCATCGTAGAGCAGGGTGGCACTCTTCGCCTGCATGCCCATAACCAGTATGGGACTGCAGCCAACTATATCCCAGAGCGACTTGTTCCCCTGGTCATTGCTCGAGCTCGAGCTGAGGCCTATCGACGCCTTGCTGCAGATCGACAGAAGTTCAAGGCCTGGCTGTCAAGAAACCAGGAGCAGAACGTCACGATCAACGAGTTGCTGCAAATGATCAATGAGGCCGATAACGAGGCCCTAGTCCTTGATCGCAGCCAGAAGAGCTGGCAGAAGCCAGTCCCAGCGAGGCGCGCATGATTGCACTGTTCAATGACTCTGGAGATCGCCTAGCAATTAACTTCCGCACCAAGAGGGACGGCAGCACCCTGAACCTAAATCAGAAGACTGACGTCGCTACTGGTACGTATGAAGTAAATAACATCACGATGAGTATGGCAACAGACTCTATCACCGAGGCTAAGCAGAACCGCGACGGAATTGAACAGTACGCAGTTACTCGCAACGCGATGACTGTGTCGCTCTCTGGGGTTGCTAGGGCATCGAGTTACAAGAGGCTTTTTGATATGCTGCATGACTTGGCCTTTGCCATGGATGCAGCTTCGATGACTGTTTCCGATGCTACAGCTGTAGCTGACTTGACGTTCTCAACGCCTACGGCAGACTCGACTAACTATGCTGCTGGGTATGTACCAAGCAAGTATATCGTTCGACCACGGCAGATGCCTACGCCGACGGTTTCGCAATTCAACGGAACAAGTTTCCCATTCACCTGTGAGTTCACAGTCCTAGATCCACGTAGGTACTGGACTGGTACGGTGACGCCGAAGACGGCAAGCGGAACAATCGATAACTCGCTGGCCACCTACCGATCATGGCCGACTTTAACCCTGACTATGTCTGGAGCTGGGTCTGCCACGTACACGATTAGCGTCGGCGGAGTGCCGCTTGTCCTGAATCTGTCTGGCCGATCTAATGGACAGACTGTCATTGTTGACTTTGAGAAAAAGAAGATCACGGTCAATGGAACAGAAAACCCAGGACTATACGTCAGTGGCACGTTCTTCGAGATCGGCACTGGCGCGGCTCAGGCACTCTCGATCACGAATACCACAAACACCGCAAGTTCGTTGTCGTGGAAGAGGGCCTTTGCTCTGTGATCCAGCCGAAGTATCGAGTCATTGTCCGCGACTTTGGGGCTAACTTTTCCCCTGGTAACGTCATTGCCGAATTCGAGAATGCCAAAAACGTTGGCTGGGGAACATACCTCAACGATGTCCCAGAGGCCTATTTCACCATTAACCAAGAGGACCCAAAGCTCCAGCTGATCAGGGGATACGAGGGAAAGTCCCACGTCCAGATCTACCGCGACAGCGACCTCATTTTTGGTGGCTTGCTCATGGAGCATGATGCCACTGCAGAGGATGCAGTCTTCTATTGCTACGGCTACCTCGGCGGCCTATTCTGGCTTCACACGGATTGGGACCAGAAGTGGCCACTATCCACAATTATCAAGAAGGCCAAGAGTGGCACGACCGTAACTCTTACCACGTCTGAAGATCACGGCATCGTAGCTGGGGACAAGATCTTCATCGAGCTGGACGGCACAAATGCTGAGTTCCCTGAGGGCGCGCAGACTGTCGTCGCAGCGCCGACAACGAAGACCTTTACCTATACCACGGGCACAAGCGCAACGGTAACTGAGACGACGCTGACTGGCGTCAACAGGGTCCAGTTCCAGGTTGTGCAGATTGTCAATGACCTATGGACAAGAGCAAAGACGACACTGACAAACTCCAACATGGCCTGGATTACTACAGGAACAATCGAATCTCCAGTAACGGAGAGCGACGGATCTGTCCCTCTTGCGCTTCCAGATTACAAGACCTACTACAAAAGAATCCTCTTTGTACTCAAGGATCTTGCTGCCTTTGCAGTAAGCGACACAACCAATATCGTGTCGTTTGAGATCACACCTTCTGGTACATTTAACTTCTGGAAAGATCGCGGCGTCGACAGGACAAGCACGGTACAGTTTAGGTACGGAGACGATAAGGTCTCATCCTTTGGAGATACGGCGCAACCAGTCGAGTACAGGAACACCATCATTGCAGTTGGGTCTCAGCCGTTTGAGATCACTGGCCAGACGACGTCAGAAGATGCGACTGGTCAGTCTGAGTACGGACGCAGGGAGGAAACAATTTACCTGCAGTACGTCCGCACAGATACCGAGCTGCAGAGGATTGCAGACCTTCGTCTCTCAAGGGCAAAGCGTATCCTCCCAACTATCTTCCTCAACACCCACCTCAATTCCTTTACACCACCTGGCGCGACTGGAGCTGCATTCAATGTTGGCGACACGATCAAGGTAGATATCAACTGGGGTATCACTAACGTCAACGGACCGTATCTAGTGACTGGTGTCAAAGTCATCGTTCAGCGCGGAACCGAAAGGGTCCGACTCCTACTGCAAGAAAGGCCTGGTGCATAATGGCTGATCAAGATCCATTTAGCGGACTACGTACTGGCCCTTGGGTTGGTACGAACAATGATCCACTCTTCCAAGGATTGACCGACGAGAATACGGTTGTCCCTGGTGGCGTCATCGAAGACCAGAGCATTACCAACGCTAAAATTGTTAACCTAAACGCAGAAAAGATTGACGCTGGTACGTTGAACGTCACTGGTTCTATGTCGATTAAAACAGCTGGTGTTCTACCACAGCTTGAGATCACATCTACTGGTACTATCATGCGTGATAACGCTGGCAATACCGTACTAGAAATCAATGGATCTACCACGACGTTTGATGCGGACATTATTTCGGCTGGAACAATTACTGGATCAATGATTCAAGCTGGAACGATTACTGCTGATAACATTGCAGCTGGAACTATTACTACTACCGAAATTGCTGCAAACACAATTACAGCTGCGGATATCGCAGCTGGAACTATCACGGCCACCGAGATTGCTTCAAATGCCATCACTACGGATAAACTCAATGCCAATGCAGTAACTGCTGCAAAGATTGCAGCTGGCACTATTACTGCTACAGAGATCTCGTCAAATGCTATTACAACTGACAAGATTAATGCAAATGCTATTACTACTGCAAAGATTGCTGCTGGGGCGATTACGGCCACCGAAATTGCTACTGGGACAATTACAGCTGACAGGATGGTTGCTGGCACTATTACTGCAGACTCAGCTATTATTGCGAACGCAGCCATTACTGGGGCTAAGATTGCCAGTGCAACTATTACTGACGCAAATATTTCAAGTTTAAGCGCAGCCAAGCTAACAGCTGGTGCAATTACTATTGCTCCAAGTAGCGGAGTTAGCGCAATCTCATCTACAAACTTTAACGTTACAAGCACAGGTTCTGTAACGGCAAACGATTTAATTATTGGCGCAACGACAGGAGACTCGATTGGCAATGATACTTCTGGTCGAATTGCCATCGTCCCAGCAACTACTCAAAGTGCTGCTTCATTGCAAGTGCAGACGGATTCGTCAGGCAATCTTTCTACGACAAAGAGCGTGAGTTCAGCGACTTCTGCCCTTGCTTCCGCAGACTCAACCGTTACGACGACCGCAGCGCATGGCTTTGTTGCAGGACAGTTCGTATCGTTCTCTGGTACGACAGGTGCGGCGTGGAACCTAATCACGCCAGCGTTGCCCATTCAGATTAAGGCAACTCCTACGACGACGACGTTTACGGTCAATCACTTTCTTGCCTTGCCTGCGCTCACCCTTGGCGGAACGGTCACCGCTTACAAGCGCCTCAACATCGTTGCCCCAGGAGGCGCGTTTGTTTACCAAAGCGGAACGACGCCAGGCCTAATGGGAAGCGGTTCTCTTGCTCTTGGAGCTTCGCTCACAAACCTTGGACGCGGAACGACTGCAACGTTAGCTGACGGCGAGATGGGATTCTTGACTGCGCTTGACTCTACAACTGCTCCAAAGACGCCAAGATACGGGAGCGGTGGCAGCCTTTATTCGCGAACGGGGGCGACGGACGTTTCAACAAGCGGAGACTTTATTCTCGGAACGAGCAGTACTTCTACGCAGGGCGACATCCGTTTCAAGACGGGCACTGGTGGACGCATTGGTGCGTTTAACGCGACGTCTGGCAACACGTCGATTGGCGTATACAACGCTGACCGAAGCGCCTATGCCGCGCTCGTGGCCCTAGGATTCTACCCAAACCAGGGAACAGCAAACCTGAGCCACAACGGCTCAAACTTTACAATGAACGATACTTTAGCGGTCACTGGGGCAATTACGGCAACGACAAACATTACTGCGACTGGAACCATCGGCGGTTCAAACCTGCCATCCTATGTGCGAACCGCAGTTTCCACTGCAAGCACAACAAGCATTGCCGCACAAGGATTCCAAGACCATACCGTCACGTATACCTCCACTGGATCAACGCCAACTGTTGTTATTGCATCCGTGTATCACTCAGGGGCAACAAGCGCGAACTTAGTCGCAACGGTATGGTCTAGAACCGCATCATCAGCAACTATCCGCATTTATAATGCAGGCACTGCGTCGACCACTTCGTCGCGGCAAGCCATGGTAATGGTGGGGATTGGATAAGTTATGACCACTGAAACTGTTGAATTGGCAATTTACTCCTCAGATGGAATTGTTGAATCAATTATTGGACTTCCGATTGCCGCACTTGACGGCTACAGCACAGGGAACGACATGCTTTTTGAGGTGCTGACCTCACGAGATCAATGCCCAATTGACGACCTGTCGCCTGGGAAGATTGTCCGAAGGATTGGGACTGGTCAGTATCGGCTGGAAGATTTATGACCCGCAGCCAAGCAGACCTTATTCTTGAGCGGCTTGACGCGCAGTCACAAAAGATTGACAAGCTTCAGAGCGAGATTGATCAGATGAAGGGCGGCTTGACCGTCCTCAAGGCCATCGGGGCATTTTTGGGAGTTGGTGGAGTAGGCGCTCTGTTAGCGTGGATTCAATCGCAAGGGAAATAATTGCAGGAGGATTGGAAAATGAAGTACAAAGTTAAGTCACAAATCGGAACTGATGCTGAGTCTCTGAAGGGTATTCTAGATGACTGCGGCCCCTCGGCAATTGCAGCTGCAGCTGCATGGGCCTCTGCTTACCTACTAGATCCAACCGCAACGGATGGAGTCAAGGCTAAGGAGAAGGCTACTGGCCGCAAAGAAAAGCAGGGCGTTTCGGATAACGGCTCAAGCCTTGGCGACCTGATCAAGACAGCCAAGGTTCTTGGCGCAAACGCTCGATACGCAGACAGCTGGGAAGACGTCATCCGCGAGGCCAAAAAGGGCGCAGCTATCGGCATCTGGGTTCAGCAGCCTGCTGGATACCCTAAGGGTCTTGAGGTCTCCGCATGGCACGACAAGTGGAAGCGTTGGTGGTGGGTCAAGCAGAAGCAGCCTGACCGCACGTATGGCCACATGACTTCAGCTGGATGGGATCCAGTCGAGGGCTGGCAGTGGGCATGCCCCACGCGCACTGGCAAGGGCAAGGAGGCCTTCGGAGTCAAGGTCACTGAGGAGCAGCTCAAGCAAATCGCTGACAGCAAGCGTGTCGCTGGCAAGGACAAGGCTCCAGCCTACAAGCACTGCATCATCATTTGGTTAACGGAGGCGCAAAAGGAACAGCTCAGGACGGCTAAGGCCCAAAAGGAGGCACTGCCACCAGGAGCCAAGATCGGGGATATCGACGTTGCCCTGGATGATTTCATGGGCAAGGTAGGCACTCCTGAGGAGAGGGTCATTAAAAAGCCCGTAGAGGCCCCTCAGAAGCCCGTAGAGGCCCCGAAAGTGGAAACTAGGGTGGAGACTCCACCCGCCAAGGAAGAGGCCCCAAAGGCCGTATTTTCCTCGGTAACTCTCCCAGACATGTCGAAGATCGACTGGATGGGTAAGGCAGAGGAGGCTGCGAGCGCACTAGCTGGTGCGCTTGAGGCGTCCAAGAAAGGTGTAACAAAAGTGGATAAGATTAAGATTGCTTTACTTTGGATCAAAGCCAACACTGGCGTTGACGAAGCGTTGTTTGAGGCCCTGCGAGCGTTCCTTGCAACCTCGATCGCTGTTTCGTTGGGCCTCGGCATCCCACTCCTCGACTTGAGTGGTGGCGACTTCCGCACGATTTTGTCAGCTGGTTTGGCGGCATGCCTACAGGTTGTAGTACGAGCTTTGAACCCAGACGACACCAAATTCGGTATCGGCAAGAAGTAGTCCGCCGCTTCGGCTAAGCCCGAAGCATAACAATTGTTCAGAAGGCGGCGGTTTTCACCCTACTATATTAGAGGTTACATCTTGACTAGATCAGTCACAGATGCATAATGCTCTACATGGAGGTGAAGCCATGATCTGGACATTAGAGCTAGACAGGGAGCTTTTGGCGGTACAGTCAGCTAATGAAGATGCTACGGCATCGAAGCTGGCAGGTATCTTCACGAGCAAAACTGGTCAAAAATTCACAGAGGATCAGGTTCGCAATCGCTTGCGACGTATCAAGGCTCAGCTAGACACTGAGTCGTTGAAGCCTGTTATCTCGACAGACGAACAGCACTTTTCAATTGAGGCGACGCCTAAGGATCAATACGTTGGTCCTCGGCTCGCCTTTTTTGATATCGAAACCACGGGGCTGAAGGCCCACGTTGGCCGCATGCTCTGGGGTTCGATCGCGGACTCGTGGGGCAATGTGAAGAACTTCTCGCTGGAAGATTATCCAGGGAAGACAATCACCGATGACAGCGAGCTGGTCGATGCGTATGCTCGAGAGCTCGAGAAGTACGACGGTGAGTGGGTATCGTGGAACGGCAAGCTATTCGATGTGCCGTTCATGAATGCTCGACTCCTCAAGGGTGGCAAGGAAGTCCTTCGTGGCGACCGAGTCCACGTTGACTTGATGTACTACTCGAAGGGCTCGTTGGCCCGAGTTGGTACGAGCCGCTTGGCTGGAGTGTCGGAGTTCTTTAACACGGCCAGCAGCAAGACGCCGCTCAGCTTTGATGTCTGGAACCTAGCTATGGCTGGGGATCTTGACGCTCTGCGCAATGTTGGAGAACACTGCGAAGCTGACGTTCTTGTCCTGCGAGACGTGTACAGGCATCTCAAGCCACTCATTAGGAACAAGCACCGATGAGCCGCCAGCTGACGTTCCAAGAAGTATTCAAGGAGCTGTACGACGAGGCTTATGACCTCCTCGTAGAACGCCAGCGCAAGTACGGCCCAGAGAACATCCGCAGTCAGGGCATCTATGGTGTCCTGACGCGACTCTCCGACGACAAGATTGCCCGAGTGAAGCAGTCGCTTCAGGGCACTGTTGTCAACGGAAAGATCGAGCTTGATCCAATCCTCGACGCAGAGGCCACGGACACGTTCGAAGATGCCCTTCTGGATATTGCAAACTATGCACTGATCGCGCTATCACTGCACCGAGGAGTGTGGGGGTTCCCTCTGGCCGAAGACCTCGATGAGGACGAAGAGGAGGGAATCGAGATATGAAACGCATCTACCTAGCTGGCCCGATTGAGCTGGTCAGCGAAGACGTTGCAATGGAGTGGCGTGCAGATGCAGCTGCGTACATTGCCGAGAACACAGAGTGCGAGTCGGTCGATCCGATGCACTACGAAGACGAAGACTCAAGCGACGCAAACATCGTGAACACGGACAAGGCCCTGATCAAGAGCTGCGACGCCGTGCTCGTAGACGGCAGGACCCCTGGGTGGGGCACTGCCATGGAGGTCCTGTTCGCTTGGGAGCGCAACATCCCAGTCGTTGTCTGGGGCGTAACGGAATATGAAGCATCCAAGTGGTTGCGGCATCACTCGGTAGCTGTGATCAAGAGCCTGCCGCAGGCGGTCTTCAAGGCTGCCTCAGTCGCATAGGAGAACACATGGCAAAGACACCAGCGTGGCAGCGTAAGGAAGGACAAAACCCCAAGGGCGGACTCAACGCCAAGGGCAGGGCGTCGCTTCGTGCAGCTGGCCAGAACATCAAGGCTCCAGTCAAAGCTGGTGACAACCCACGAAGGGCCAGCTTCCTTGCTCGTATGGCGGGGATGCCAGGCCCAGAGTACAAGGACGGCAAGCCGACACGGCTCCTCCTCAGCTTGAAGGCGTGGGGTGCATCATCAAAAGCAGACGCCAAGAAGAAGGCCGCGTCAATCAGTTCTCGAAACAAGGGGGGTAAGCGTGCCAGCTAAGATTGGTCTCTACGCAAACATTAACGCCAAGCGCAAGCGAATCGAAGCTGGCTCTGGCGAGAAGATGAGAAAGCCTGGGGCCAAGGGAGCCCCGACGAACAAGGCCTTTGTCGATTCTGCGAAGACGGCAAAGCGACCTCGCTCCAAGTCCTTGTAGCTCAGGGGATAGAGCGCCTCCGTCCTAAGGAGGGCGTCGGGGGTTCGAGTCCCTCCGAGGACACCACAAACATCGGTCTACCTCTATCGTGTCTAGGGGTAGACCGATTCCTTTTCCCGTGATAAGCTTGCAAAGAAGGAGGGAAAATGTCAGAAACACCAATCACAGACGCACTCAGCACGTACATCAAGGACAACGCCTCGATCAGAAAGCCCGATGGGAAGTACCATCCGTCAGGCCTGTTCGGCTGCGACCGCAAAACAATCTACGAGGTACTCGGTACGCCGAAGACGGACACCCGAGACGACCGCAGCTTCAGGATTCTGGAGTTGGGCCAGATCGTGCACGACTTTGTGCAGAAGGCGATCCTGACCCAGTACGACGAGGCCTACGACGAGATCAAGCTCAACGTCCCAGAGCTCAACATTGTGGGGTCAGCCGACCTCATCGTGCGGGTTGGGGACGAGTGGGAAGTCGTCGAGCTGAAGACGATCAATAGTCGGGCATTCCAGTATGGGGACATCCCAAAGCCAGAGCACGTCATGCAGCTACAAACGTACATGCATGCGATTCGAGCCAATGGGTTTACGGTTGCTGGCATTGGGCCAAACGAGGACGTCGTCTTCGACGCGGCCCCATTCAAGGACTTGACCAAGGGTCGTCTCGTATACATTTCCAAGGACGACATGAAGATGGCCGAGTACACCATCGAGTACTCAGAGGAGCTTGCGAGGTCAATCATTGACAAGGTCGCCAAGCTGGATTACCATCTCAAGTCTAATACCCTGCCAGAGCGGTTGCCTGAAGAGAAGGGCAAGAAGCATTGGCTTTGCGGGTATTGTGAGTTCAAGACCAAGTGTTGGGAGGTAGACAAGTGAGCAGATCAATCCTCGACGGTTACGTAACGGTAGACCAGCGCATCGTCGCATTCAAGGAGGCCTTCCCCGAGGGCAGCCTCCAGAGCGAGATCGTGTTGATGTCAGACAACAAAGTGGTGATCAAGGCCTACGCCTATCGCTCACCAGAAGATGCACGGCCAGGGATTGGCCATGCAGCTGAAGTCATTCCTGGGAAGACCAGCTTCCAGCGCGACAGCGAGCTCATGGTCTGCGAGACCTCAGCTTGGGGTCGTGCCATCGCAGCTCTTGGCTTCGAGGTCAAGCGCGGTGTAGCCACGCAGGAAGAGGTTGCTGCGGCTCAGGGCCGACAGGCCTCCCCAGCAGTCAAGACAGACCCAGAGAAGCTTGCGACCCCAGATGACCAGAAGAAGGTCTTCGAGGTTGCGGTCGCTTCTGGCCTTGACGTCGAGCAGGTAAAGGCCTTGGTCAACTTGTCGACTGGCAAGACCAAGCTGGACCAGCTGACGTATCAGGACTGTGACGTCATCCTCAACGAGGTCAACACCAAGGGTAGCCGTTACAAGCTTGCCCTTGACGTTAAGAAGGTGGGCTGATGAGCATGCCGAATAATGAGCAGGCCGAAGCTGGTCTACTCGCACGGCTGCTGATTGACCCTGCCCAGATCCCTGTCATCAGTGACAAGCTGTCTGCTGATGACTTCTATCGGCCAGAGTTTAAGACTGCGTACGCGCAGATGGTTAAGCTCTCTCAGGCGCGGAAGACCGTTGATGCGGCCACTATGGGGAAGGACGGGGAGATCCTACAGGAGCTCTTGACTCAGCTCACCCCTGCCCATCACGCGCCCCTCGAGGAGTACGCGGCCATCGTGCGGAGGGATTCGTTCCGCCGTAAGATGATCGCGTCCCTCGAGAAGGTCATCTCTCGTGTCGAGCACGAGGAGGATAGGGAGAAGCTCCTGACCGAGCTCGGATCTGTCACCGCTGCCATCATGGAAGGCGCAGAGGACGGCATGCTCCTGAGCCCAGCTGCGGCGATGGATCTGTACCTCGACGAGCTTGTCGCACGAGAGTCTGGCCGCAGAGGCCTGCGCTACGGCATCGAGCCACTCGACTCGCTCCTGAACCCAGCAAAACCTGGCGACATGATCGTCGTGGCCGCAAGGCCTTCGGTCGGCAAGTCGGCCTTGGCAGACAACATTGCCGACAACTGGGCGGTGCAGTCAGAGCACCCAGTTCTATTTGTGTCGATCGAGATGACCGTTCCCCAGCTCATGGACCGAGCTGTCTCTCGCGTAGCTCGCATCGACGCCAGTCGTGTGACGCGATGCCAGCTGACGGCAGAGGAGAAGGAGCGCATGGTCAAGGTCGTCCATGATCGACAAGCATTGAAGATCTGGTATCTCGATGACCCGCACGCAACGACTGGCAGCATCCGAGCTGCAGCTGCGCGCATTCGCCATACACATGGTGGGATCTCTGGGATCATCATCGACTACTTGCAGATCCTTAAGGACGACGGCAAGGACACCGAGGTGCAGCGAGTCACGAGAATCAGCCGCAACATCAAGGCTCTGGGGCGTGAGTTTAACTGCCCAGTGATGGCCTTGTCGCAGCTGAATCGTAGCGTCGAGCTGCGTGAGGATCAGAGTCCCAAGCTCCACGACCTCCGCGAGTCTGGTGCGATCGAGCAGGATGCTGACGTCGTCGTCGGCCTCCGTCGAGAGCTCGGCACTCCAGACATGTGGGTCGAGGTCTTGAAGAATCGCAATGGCAAGGTCGGAAAGGTACGTCTGGACTTCGACACCCAGTACATGGTCTTCGCCAAGCCAGATCCAGTAGCTGCGGCTGTCGCATGACCAAGCTGATCACGACGTTGAACTCGATCGTGGTCCTCGTTCTTGTGGCCTACCTATTGACGGTTACGCCTTCTGAGCTTATAGTGAACGAAGTCAACTACAGGTCGCCGATGCCAAGTGCCTCTGGCTCGGCGGCCATCCCCGAAACTATTGACGGCATTGCCACGTGGTACGACGCGACCAAGAACTACGCTTGGTTCACGAAGAAGCCTCGAGCTAATGCCGACAAGTACCACCAAGAGGGAGCACCGTATCCATTCTACGTGGCAGCTGGGCCAGAGCTCAGGGCACTGAAACCCTTCAAGTGGGGCGACAGGCCGTACAGGATTTCAATCTACAACTACAAGACGAAGAAGGAGATTATCGGATGGGTCGTAGACGAGTGCATGTGCAGAAGGCTGGTCGACCTATCGCCAGCGGCCTTCGTAGCTCTAGGCGTCCCGCTCGGCGTAGGAATCCAAAAGGTGAAGGTGACAATCCTACCGTAGCCAAGTGGGAGGATGCCGACACGCTGGGCGAGTGCCCATACTGCGGCAAGTACAGGCCAATCATCTTTCGAGGTGATGTGAAACCATGCTTCATGTGGGAAAGGGTTGAAGAAGATGACGGAGATGACGGAAGCTCAGAAGAGGGGGAGGAATAACCGCAAGCGCGGCAACGCCATCGAGCTATGGGCGTGTAAGAAGCTCGGCATTAGCAGGACAGGGATGTTCGGAGGCAAGGCCGATGGCGGCAAGTACGACGAGCGTTTCGTGATTCAGGTGAAGAGTGGTGGGGCATTCAGCGAGAGGACATGGAGTCTTCTGGAATCTCTCAAGCCACTTGCGCACCAGACCAGAGGCGTGGTTTACGCCTCAGCTGACGGAGCGGGTAGCAAACGCCGCTCATACATTTGCATCGAGCTGGACGACTTTGTCCGACTCGTAGGGCAGGAGGAAAGCAATGTCTGATAAGGGACAGTTCATCGCAACAGTCGGCAAGGTCGGCACAGATCCAGAGCTCAAGGAGACGAAGGTCGGCCCAGTGCTGACGTTCCGCTTCGCAGTGCAGACTGGCTACCCTTCGGCCAAGGGAGAGAAGGGGCCAGATCCTGTGTGGTACGACGTCACCACGTTTAAGCAGGAGCTCTTCGACCAGATCAAGGGAGCGGCCTACAAGGGCGCAAACGTCTGCGTTGAGGGCTACATCAAGGGTCGCGAGTACAACGGCAAGACTTACTACAGCATTACGGCCTCCCGCGTGGGCAAGGTCGAGTGGCTGAAGAAGACCGAGCTTCCGTTCTAATGCAGTCCTTCCTCGAGACGGTCTGGAACCAGAGTCGCGGTATGCACGCTGACCCTTTGGGTCTGGCGTATGGCGAGCTGCGATTCATGAAGACTGATCCTAATGGCGAGAAGGACGTGCGGCAGTTTTTCTGTGACATGTCGCTGAGCCACGAGTTTGGGATCAAGCAGGCCGTTGAGGAGGCCATGCAGAAAGTGGCCGATGGCTGGGACGTCTACTACGGCGTGCTGCTGCGCAACTCCATGAAGGGGACTGCAGCAGCTTGCCCAGAGTGGACGAGCATCCTGTGGGCTGACATCGACGGCAAGAACTTTGCTAACAAGGGCGCAGCTCTTGCAGCACTGAACCTGTACCCGATCAGGCCGAGCATTGTCGTGGACTCTGGCAACGGATTCCACGCCTACTGGCTCCTCGACAATCCACTACCGAAAGGGGAGGCGCAGCTTGCGATGAAGGAGATTGCTCGCATCTGCGGAGGCGATGCGGTGAGCGACTTCCCGCGAGTACTGCGCCTCCCTGACACCAGAAACTACAAGAAGCCACCGTACCCACCAGTGCGGCTGCTTCGTCTCGATCGTGAACAGCTCTATCGGCCTACAGACTTCGTAGTCCCAGAGAAGAAGAGCACGCGCAAGCGTGAGATCCTCAACGACGGCGACCTTGCGAAGATCCCTGTGTGGCTGAGCGAGCTGGTCAAGGACGGTGCTCCTCGAGGGCAGCGATCCGAGACGTCATTCAAGGCCTGTCTCTGGCTCATGCGATACGGCATCAGCGAAGGCCAGATCAGGGATCTCTTCGCCAGCAATCCAGCTGGGATCGGAGAGAAGTATTCAGAGTCTGGCGACCGCTGGCTCAGTAGGACAATCGCAGCTGCGAGGGAGGCGTTGTAATGGCAGGAGTAAAAGCAAAGCGAGCTGGCGTAGCAAAGCCGCCAGTATGGACGATCACCAGCTGCAGCGAGTGCAACCACGTGATCGATTACACAGATCCCAAGAGAGTCGTCTTCCCAGCTGTGCGCGTGAAGGTCATCACCTTTACCGAGGCCAAGGGCTCGACTCGCTGGGAGTGGCGGCATAAGGCCTGCTTCAAGTAAGGAGAGACATGAGCAACGTTGACTGGTACGAAAGCATCAACCGATACCGAGACAGGGCGCAGGAGTACGGCAAGCTCAAGAGCGAAGCAGCTCAGGAGTTTGTCAGGCTCGTGGCCATTAAGACAGACCGATGGGTTGCCCAGAAGATGGTCGACGCCGAGTACGCTGAGAAGCTTGAGGTCGCTCAGGCCGAGACCGAGATCGCAAAGGTAGCAATGGGAAACTTCATCGCAGAAGCATTCAAGAAGCTGAAGGAGGAAATCTAATGCCGATTAATCCAGTATTTGCGACGTCACGTATCAAGGGATTTGTGGCTCGATACCACACGCTCGTGATCTTCACAGCTGGGCAGGCCTCAGCTTTGATCTTCCTGCTTGTGGCCAGACTCCTAGGCGGCAAGTGAGATGCCCGAACTGCGGGAGCTCGGACTTCAATCGGTACAGGGCTCCGCAGGATACGATGGGGATGACGGTGAGGAGACACAGCTGCGTGAAGTGCGCGAAGATCTTCCTCTCGTTTCAGATCCCGTACTCGGAGGAGAAGGCGCACCAGCTCCTCAACCTCATCTTGGCCGCGACGAAGAAGAGGCCGACCGTTTCTTTAAAGAGAAAGCTCGTGAACTAGGCTACCTCGACGAGGGCGGCAAAGGCCTCTGGGCGTTCTACCGAGACAACGGCATTCTCCCGCCAGAGTACATGCGTCGGGTGATCCCAAGCAAAGAGCTGACTGGGACAATCGACAAGCTCTAGGCCAGAAAGCAAAAAAGCCGAGGCGGCCATGTGGCTACCTCGGCTTTTTGCTTGAGCTCTAAATGTTCAGTCGTGCTGGGGACTCTGCCATAGCTCGAAGGCGAGCTAGGACGATTGACAGGCAAGGCGTGCAGTAGAGCTTCTTGCCGCCTCGATACTTAGTGCTATGCAGCCTTTCGCCGTCGCACTTCTTCCCGATGACTCCGCTAAGGCACTTCTTCTGCTCTTTCACTTTGCCTCCTTTAGCAGTGCCAGCCACATGGCCAGCTCTTGACTGCTAAGTAGAGTATAGCACATCAAAAAAATGGCCATACCACTTTTTCCTCTACCCACGCTCAGAGCTTTTTCTGGTCGTGCGTAAAAAATAGATGGTACGGCCACTTTTCAATCCTCATCAAAAATGAATACAGGAACCCACCCATCCGACATGCAAGCTCCTGCAGCCTCAGGCCACCCTGAGGTGTCGACCTTTGTGCCACACGCTTGCGTGAGTGGCAGGCCATTGATCTCGAGCTCTTCTGGCTCAGCCGATACGCCGACAGGCCAGTCGCACTTACTGCACGCCCACACGACGCTGCGCGGGGAGTCCTTGTACGGCTGGCTCGGCTCATGGCCAAGCTTGGTGGCCTCGTCGATGCTCTGCAGGTAGAGCCTGCCCAGTGCGCCAGACCAGCGGTTGAGCTTGAACGGTACGAGCTCTTCGTCGTCCGCCTTCTTCCATAGCGAGCTCACACTGCCAGCTTGACGGCCACGCCGACGTTCTTACGAGACCAGCGAGCGATGCGCTCCATGGCCTCCTGCTGCGTGCGAGCTCTTCCTGTGACGTGCGATCGTGGCGACCGAGTCAGGGACGTCGTAGCTTCGAAGCCATACGTCCAGCTGTATCGGTCGTCCTTCCAGATCCTAAAAATGAATCCTTCGTCCGTATACCCTTTGTCGATGTTAACTCCGTCCATCATAGGTCTCCTTCATACACTTGATGCAGATCGGCACGAGGCCGATGCCGCGTAATGCGTTAGCTGTGGCCTTGCTCTTGCCGACTTCCATGAAAGCTACGCTGGTCTCGCGGTCAAAGTAACCACCAGTGCCAGTGTAGATGTCGACTCGGATCTTCTTGCCGCAAGCTACGCAGATTTCCAAATAGTTTGCTCGTCCTTCCCTCCAGCTCTCCCGCGCATGCTGGTCGAGCTTCTCGTCGCTGGGGAGGAGGATGCCGCCATTACCAGCAAGCCTCTCGAGCACTACGACCATGTGGTCGACGTCTGGGTTGCTTGTGATTTGGCAGATCCTCCTCGCCAGCTGAGGGATGGCCTCGGCCACCGTCACGAGTGAGCCTCAATGAGGCTGTCCTCGTCAGGCCGAGGGTCATAGGTGTCGAGCTCGGCTCGAGCTTCTGCATCGATGCACCAGTGGTGGTAGGCCAGCCCAGT